CCCGATAAACCGCTAAGAAGAAAACGCATAGAATTAGGAAGATGTCTCGGTCTCAGCGTCAGGCTGAGGGGTGGAGGATGTTTGCTCGACAGTACCAGGAGCGGAACTCGAAAGCACCAAGGTCTCGGCCTCTAAGGAAGCCGCCAAGATTGCCGCCTCCGTGGGCGTCGAACCGACCGCCATTATCCCCGGCTCCGACAACGTCGCCGCCAAGGTGGACGCTCTCGCTGTCTTTAACAGCCTGACCGACCCAGCCGCTAAGGCTGACTACTTCGCGAAGAACGCTCAAGCCATCTACGCGTCAATCAAGGTCTAATTTTCTCTCACCCTATCTCACCCAAATAATATAATAAAATGGCAAACGCAATTTCTAGTGCGCCTAGTATCCTAGCCGTCGGGGTCATCAAAGCCCTGGCTAACAAACTCCCGATGCTCTCGGGTTTCTCCACCGTTTTCACCTCCGCTGTCGCTGGCGCCGGCAAGACCATTCAGGTTCCCCTGATCGGCACGTCGACCGCTACTGAGTTCTCGACTGGTGGCTACCTCACGCAGGACGACGCGACTGTCACGGCCAGTTCTGTGACGCTAAAACATTTTAAAGTTTCCAGCCGCTTCTCGCCTCTGGACATCCGCGAGTACGGCGTGGGCTTCTTCGCCAACAACTTCGTCGAGACGGCTGCTATCGCCCTCTCCCAGAAGTGCATGAACGAAATCAACAGCCTCATCACCGTTGCCAACTACGCTTCGGGTACCGTCACCGGTGCCGCTTTGTCCTACGCTGAAGTGGTCGATGAACAGAAACTTCTCGACGACGCCAAGGCTCCTGACAAGCGCGCCCTCGTTCTCGGTAACACCTACATCTCCGACCTCCGTAGCGACGCGACCATCATCGCCGCCTTCCAGCTCGGTGCGAACGTCATCTCCTCCGGCTCCCTCGGCACCATCGCTGGCGCTCAGGTCTACCAGTTCAGCAACCTCTCTGCCAACGCTGAGTCCCTCGCGGGCTTCATCTGTGGTGCTGACGCTATCGCTGTCGCGACCGCTCTGCCCTTCAACGAAATCCCCGGTGCTGAAGTGGCTCAGGCCACCGACCCTGCAACGGGTCTCTCGGTCCAGGTCATGATTTTGCAGGAGCAGTCGGGCTTCTATAATATCACTTGCACCCTATTGTTCGGCGCCTCGGTTGGACGTTCGACGAGCCTTCGCCGTTTGACCACCGCGTGAACAACGCGGCTCTAGCCGCATAAACGAGACCCCCTTGGCTAACCCCTTGGGGGTCTTTTGTTTTACCCTATTGCCAACTGTCGCAACAGTATGAGCCTATACGGGACCGAGTTCTTGGACGACGCTAAGGAGATGATTGCCGACTTCGGCGTGGCTGGTTCTGCCAACTCTGGGGCTATTACCTTTCAGTGCCTCATCTCCGACCCTGCCGTCCAGACCGTCCTCGAAGCAGGGGGGTATGTAGAGAAGACCCAGTACACGGTAAGGGTACCCGCTGTAACAGCCGCCTGGAGCCTCCCAGACGGGTCTAATGGGTCATCGGCGGCCCTGCTCGCGGCTGGTGTCCCCATCGCCTCCCTAGCCCAAGGGAAGAAAATCGTCGCCGGCGGCCTTAACGTCCGCATCACGACCCAGACTCACAAGCCCGCGTCGGCTTGGATCACGCTCCTCGTCATCGACGACAACCAGTAAGCGCCGTGGTCAAGGTCACGCTCACGCCCGCCAGTCAAGCAGCCTTCGTGGACGCCATCCAGAAGTTTGCCGCGGCGAGTAAGCAGACCATCCGAGACGCAACGCTCGAGCAAGCCGCCTTAGCCTGTCAGGACGCCGCCAACTTTACCCCTCCCCTGACCAAGGGCGGTGGGGGTGGTCTGTCTAACTCTGCCAAGAAGGCCGGGGAGAAAGCCGTTGACCGAGACGTGGGCAAGGTGGTCGTCCCGCTAACAGGTGGCGGTGCCGGCACACAGGCGACCCGCGTCATTAAACGCCTCGGCTCCTTAGCCCTCAATAACAACCAGGGACTGTTCTGGAAGGTGGCCTCGACCCAGTCCTCTATCATCGCCGCTAACTCCTTTGTGGCCCGTATGCTCTCGCCCCAGTACAAGGGGTTCGGGACGACCGAGGGTTTCAATCGGGCTAAGAACTACTTTAACCGCATCGGCAACCGCGTGGCCTCTCAGTCTCTCAGCTCGGACGGGGCTCCCCTTGAAGGGACGGCTGCCATCGACGGAGTCTTTCGGCCCGTCTATCAGCGCAACAACGGGCGACTCTGGAAGAACGGTCGCAACGTGAGCGGTATTCGCTCCTTTGACAAGCGGGTCGTCGAGCGTAAGGCCGACTTTGAAACCTATATCGCCCAACGCCAGGACAGCGTCGGTGCCATCAAGTCGGGCTGGTACAAAGCCCTGATGTCCCTACCCCGCCCGGTCATTAACGGCGTCGAGAAGAACGCGGGTGCTGCCCTCCGCGGCGCCGGCTGGATTACCAAGCACAGTTCCGTTGCCGGGCAGAGCGTCACCCAATTCTCTGACAAGTTAGCCGACGTCACTATCCGCAACCTCTCAGGCAACATCTTCGGCATCGCCGACCAAGCGGGCGTCCTCGGCCTAGTCTACGCCAACCGCATCAAGCAAATGCCCGCTAAAATCCGCAACCTCATCGACAAGGACACCGCCAAGTTTAACCGCAAATAACCATGCCCGCCTCCATCCGTCACATCGTCGAGTCTACGCTCGCGACCTACCTCTCGACCCAGACTGGGCTTACCACGGTGTCCTTCCTCACGGGGGACAACGCCGCGACCCAGACCCTGCCCAAGGCCGTCGTCCTTTGCGACTCTGCCCGACCCCCTGCCAGCCTCCCAGACGGCGAGGGGAACTACGACTGCTCGGTCCGCATCACCCTGTTCTCTAACGCCGACGACACGACCCTAGCCGATCACCGCACCCGGTGTGCCGCCCTGGTCGGGAATATGCGTGACCTAGTCAGCATTAAGGCCGCTTTTGTCTCTGGCGGGGACGCGACTTGCTACGACGTGGGCATCGTTTCAGAGGACGAGGGGATTGACGAACGCAGCTGGGCGACCTCCTTTGCCTTCTCGGTCATCACCTGCCTAGCCCCGTAAGGTTTCCAACCCTTGCAAAAGTAATCATGGCTGCCGTATCTACTGGAACTACTTGCCTCTTTGGTGTCGCGGGGACGGTCACCAACCTTTTCGTGCAGTCCTACTCGGTTAACTCGACGTTCAACCTGTCCGGCACCGTGGTTGACGAGACTGGCCTGACCAAGACGGCCCGCTACGACGACCGCAAAACCGAGATTACCGTCGACGGCATTTGCAAGACCTCGGTAATGCCCATCCTCGGCGCTGATTTGATTTTCACGATTAACACCGCTTCTGCCTATTCATCCCCTGGCACGGCTACGGCGTCTTACGAGGGCACAATTACCGCCATCTCTGAAAAGGGTTCTAACAAGGACTTCGTGTCGGTCTCGGTTACCGCTGTCTGCTTTGAGGGCGTTGACGTAACCCCTTAATTGACCCAGCCCCAAGTAGGGGCATAGTCACGGCGTGGACCCTCGCTTCCTAAACGCCTACATCGACCCGGCTCCCTTGCGGATACTGGGTCGTTCTATGTACCCTTGGTGCCTCAAGTACCGGGTGCGACTGATGGCCTTCAACTCCCCGCTGATCACGGGCGACCGCGGCATCACTCCAGCCGACCTTATCTTTGCCTGTCAGGTGTGCGCCGAGGAGCCGCTTGGCGGTATTGGTTGGGTAGACAAGTTACGTATACTAAGTCTAAACCGCAACCCTGCTAAGTTTGAGGCTCTGCTCAAGGCCTTCTCGGGCTATGCTCTTATCCACGACTGGCCTAAGTTCTGGGAGCAGGACGGCAAGAAGAGCGGAGGAGACAACGGCGTCCCTTGGCCCCTGGCTATCGTCGCCAACCTGATCGCGTCAGGCATCCCAGAGCAGCGGGCTTGGGAGATGCCGGAGTGCCAAGCCATCTGGCTTAACTCGGTCTTCGCTATGCGTAAGGGAGCCGAGCTGAAGATAATGACCCCCGAGGAAGAGGCCTTCATGGCGTCAGAGGCAGCGGCGGCTGCTTCCACTTCGGCAAAGGAGAAGACCGACTAAAATGGCCCAATCCCTCGAAGTAAATATCAAGACGACCTCGGACGTTCCCCAGGCTATGGACAAGGCCAAGGCGGCGACGTCTGGTTTCCAAAGTCAGTTAGACGCCATCGGTAAGAAGTTTAGCACGGCGTTTAAGGACATCGCTTTGGGGTTTATTGCCCCGATGATTATCCTGCAATCGGTCATCTCCTTTATCAGCGCGTCGATTGCTAAGGCCAAGCAGGACGCTAAGGACGGCCTTGAGTTAATCTCTAAGGGAGAAAGTAGGTTCTCAAATCCACAAGAGGCTAAGGCTGCTTCATTCTTTAAGCGTAGGAAAGAGCTACAGGAAGAAAGCAGACTAGTCGAGGCTGGTCGTGCCGAAATCACTAGCCAAGTCCTTGCCAACGAAGGCGGCATCTTTAAAGACTTTGAACTGCCTGAGAAGTTTATCCGTCAGTTAAAGGAAGGCAGCACTACGCTCGACGCGTTGTCCAAGAACAAAGAGGTGCAAGGCCTCGCCCTTGAATACTTCAATAAGACGGACGAAGGTCGCAAACTATCCGAAAGCCTAGGCCTAGGGGCTACTGCAAAGCCCGGCGACACCTCCTTCAAAGCACCCGAAGGCTTTGGCAACGTGGTCGGCGTCGGCGCTAACCCTGTTATGGAGGCTATGACCATGCAGCTCGAAGAAGCCCGCAAGCAGACCGCTCTGCTCGAGTCCTTAAATAACAAGTCACCGGGCGGCGGCGTCCCTGTAGACTTTACTAAATCCCCAATCCCATCCCGAGCCTCTATGCTCCAGGGCAGCAAATAATCTCCACCAATGGCTATCGTAAACACAGGCGACACCCTCGTCACCCCTATCCTTCAAGCTGGCTGGACAGTCGTCTCGGACGGCTTTGGTCTGCACACTTCTGTTAGCGTCTATAAGGCCGACTACACCTCAGCGTTGACTGCCTTCCTGGTCAAAGGAACCGCCCACCCAGACCCTGCCTATACCTACCTTAAAATCGACAAGTGGCGTATCAGCTGGGACGCGTTAGACATGGCGACGGTCACGGTGGACTACGTTGGCATCGACCCGTCGGTGAACGCCGGAGCCCGCACAAACCCTAACACCTCATCGGCTAACGGCCTGACGAGCGAACCGCTGACCTCGCACCCTAACTTCTTTACGGCTGACCCGCTCTTCGCGGGCGTGATCGCGGGCGCTGGTCCATATACAGAAGATACTCTCGGACCACGCGTGCAGTCAAAGACAACTCCTAAGGGACCAGACACTTTGTCTTTCACTGGTTCTAACGGTGCCTGCTTTGAGTCCGAAGACGGCGGTCGCTTTATCGGCTTTGTAGACCCCATCTACCCCAGCTTCTACGGCAAGACAAACTACCTTGCCACGGTCACTTCTTACTCTGGCGTAATGTATAGCACTCAACTTGCCGACGTTCAGGCGCTGCTTGGTCTCCTTAATACGGCAACCGCCACCGCAACTTGGGGCGTGTTTGAACTCTTACCCTCTTGGGCCCCTGTTGGGACAGTCGCAAACATTGGAAACGTAAACCTTTTATCGCAAGTCAACGTCGAGCAGTTTGGTGCCCTGTATAAAATCAACTACGAGATCCGTTACTCAAAGACTGGCTGGGACGACTACGTCTACACCAACATCTAATGGCTATTCAACCAGGAGTAGGGTTTTCTTTTAGCACTTCAGTTCACGGCACGACGCTGGACATCAACCAGCCTTACACGGACCCGGCTCCATTCGTACCCCCTGAGCAGTTTGAAGTCCTAGTGTCGGGTAACAATGTCTTTACGTGCAAGGGCCGCGTGATCACGCAAGACGTCTGGTCGGGTACAGGCCTCGACGCAACGTCTGCCGAGTATGACCTCACTGGTATCTGGGCTTACCCTACGGGCTCAAAGACTACGGGCTCAAATGCCTCTAGCCCCTGGGCAGACTCAGAAGGGTTTATCACGATTGCCAACGCAGCTGCCGAAGGCTCTGACAGCTGGGGCGTCTATATTGTCCGGCAACCGCTTAACCAAGCCTCGGAGTTTCGCGGTCCTGCTTTAGTGGTAATGGCTGACGGTAGCGACGCTTTTGACAAGACGACCCCTTGGGGCGAGGCTGACACGACCGACAGCATTAGACTCTACGGTGGTATCGGAGCGACGACCTTAGACGTAGACGGCTCACCCGCTGGCTATTTAATCACCGGCGGACAGACGACCCCTGTTCAATATAACTACAACTGCCAACGGGTCTTAGTTGCCTCTATCATTTGGAACGGAACGACGAACGTCTGGGACGTAACTCAAAAACTTATCGGGACTATCACCCTACCAAACATCATTCAATTCTACGGAGTCGTCCTAGAAGTTGCCGGAGACCCTTCTCCGTTTACTGGCTGGCCTCAGTATGACGCAGAGTCTGACGCTTGGAACGGCGCTTGGAGCGGGTACGCCAAGCCCTCAATCCTGACGAGTATCATCTCGCCTGTCGGGATGCCCCTCTAACCTGCCTCCCCCCTTCCACTTCCCGCATCAATAAGACGCCATGACCTGCTCGACCTCAGTCACTTTTAAGCGCGGCACGACCTTCGCGGCGACCGTCACCTACACCCCCGAGGCGGGCGGTCCGGCTAACTTGCTGACGACCACGGTGACCTCTTCGGTCATCGACTACTCTGGGGCGGTCTACCCCCTGACGATCACGATGGCGGGTAACGGCCTGTCCTTTGTGGCGGCCTACACCCCGACCGACGCTTGGACCCTAGGCGGGGCTCGCTGGGATATCCGCTTTGCTTACTCGACCACGGTCTTCTACTCGGAGACCATGCGCCTTAACATTATCGACCAAGTCACCGCTTAACCCATGTCTATCTCCATCTCTTCCGAGGTTCTTGGGACGCTCTCGGTCACGGTGGCTGAGACGACTGGGACGCTGTCGGTCTCTGTCCTAGCGACGGCTCCGGCTGTCCTGTCGATGGAACTGGGTACGCCCGGGCCTTCGCCGACGATCACGGTCGGGACGACGACGACCCTTGCTCCTGGTTCGCCGGCTACGGTGACGGACGTGGGCACGGCCCTCGCGGCGGTCTTCGACTTCGGCATCCCTCAAGGAACGGCTGGAACGGCTGGGGCCACGGGGGCGACTGGGGCTACTGGTGCCACGGGTGCGGGCGTTGCAGCTGG